TTGCGACAGTAACAAAACAACGAGTCGAATCTGTAAATTTGAAGAAACTTGCAAACAGTTACGGTATGCGTCGTGGCAACAAAAACCTCAACGAAAACATAGAAGAGATCAGTAGCGATGCATATCGAGGATTTTTGCGAGGATATTTTGACGCTGACGGTAGTGTTCAAGGTAATACTGCAAAAGGAACTTCGATTCGCTTGTGCTCGGTAAATATGCACAATCTTGAAATAGTTCAACGCATGCTTTTACGTCTTGGTATTTACAGTAAAATTTTTGCAAATCGTCGTCCCGCTGGCGAACGTAAAATAAAGAATGGTGTTTATGCTTGTCAGGCATGTCATGAATTGGTTATTAGCCGAAACATGATTGGAAGATATTTAGATTTGATTGGTTTTGAAGACCCGGAAAAGAAATTGAAACTTAATAATTTAGTATGTTCGTATCAAAAGAATTTTTATAAAACTAAATTTGTTGCTACGGTGTCTTCGATTGTTCAAAAAGATTCTGAAATGGTATACGATTGTACAGTAAACGACATTCATGCTTTTGATGCAAACGGTTTCTACACTCATAATTGTGTTGAGATTGGCTTCTATTGTTACGATGCAGATGGCAACAGTGGCTGGCAGTTCTGCAATCTTTCTACGATCAACGGTAGCAAGATCAAGACTGCAGCCGATTTCCGCAAAGCTGCTCGTGCTGCTACAATCATCGGCACGCTTCAAGCAGGATACACCGACTTTCCGTATCTTGGAAAGGTAACCGAAAGCATCGTTCGTCGCGAAGCATTGCTTGGTGTAAGCATCACGGGTATGATGGAAAATCCCAAGGTTCTGCTCAGTGCATACTATCAACGCGAAGTTGCAAGTGAATTGTCTGCGGTCAATCGTGAAGTTGCAGCAATCATCGGTATCAATCCTGCGGCTCGCATCACTTGCATCAAGCCCGAAGGCAGCACCAGTTGCATGCTTGGCACAAGCAGTGGTATTCACCCACATCACGCCAAGCGTTACATTCGTCGTGTGCAAGCCAACAAGATGGAAGCACCTGCACAGTATTACGCAAATCTCAATCCGCGTTCTGTTGAAGAAAGCAGTTGGAGTGCCAACAACACCGACGTGTGCATCAGCTTTGCTTGCGAAGTCAACGACAATGCGATTCTCAAAAATCAAATCGATGCAATTCAAATGCTCGACAATGTCAAGACAACTCAAATGAATTGGGTTGCGAGTGGATGCAACGCTGAACTTGGAACTCAACCTTGGTTGAGCCACAACGTGAGCAACACAGTTGTTGTGAAGCCCGAAGAATGGGATGCAGTCGAACACTACATTTACGACAACCGTCAATATTTTGCGGGTGTGTCTTTGATTGGTTCGAGTGGCGACAAGGATTATACTCAAGCTCCGTTCACCGAAGTTTTCACTCCTGCAGAAATTGTAGAAATTTATGGCAACGCAAGTCTGTTTGCTTCGGGTATCATCGAAGAAGCAATGATGTCGTACGGTGATCTTTGGAAAGCTTGTGCAACCGCTCTTGGTTATGGCGAAAACCTTGACGAAAAGCGAGTACTCGAACACGAAGAATTGCACCGTCAAAACAAATTAAATTGGATTGTGCGTGTCAAGAAGTTTGCCAAAAAGTATTACGGTAACGATGTCAAGAAAGTTACGTATCTTCTCAAGGATGTATACAACTGGAAGTTGTGGTATGATATCGTCAAGGAACACAAGAAGGTTGATTATACTGAATTGTATGAAGGCACAAACACAACAAACGGTACACAAGAAATCGCATGCGCCGGAGGCGTGTGCTTGGTATAAACTTAACACAAAGGAGATAGCCATGTAGTGTTTAGATAAACAAACAACACTTGCTATGACTAACTTAACAGGTATTTTAACAAAGAAAGGTTTCAGATGAATAAGTTTAGTTTTATTTTTGCTATGATTGTTTCGATGATTTCGGTTGTTGCTGGTGCTCAAGTTGACACCACCAAGCTCATGGAGCGTTCGGATCAAATCACCGCTGCTCAAAAGCATTCGGTGAACATCGGTGGTGTTGCTCAGTTCCGTTTTGGATACTCGTCCAACGGTTCGAGCGATGCCAATGGTTTTGAAATTCCGCTCGTTCGCCTCGATGTTTCGGGTGATCTCGGTCACGGATTCGGCTTTGTTGTAAGCCCATTCGTTGATGCCGATGGAGACTTGGATCTTCAGAATGCTTTTGCTGATTATGATTTCAGCAGCGTCAACAACCTCAACGTCAAGTTTGGTCAGTTCCGTCCTCAGTTTATGACGGAACTCAACGGCAACGACGAAGACATTGTGCCCGCTACGCACAGCCTTGTTGCCAACACTCTTGGCCAGACGTTCACACAGGGCGTTGAAGGCAAGTGGTCGAACGATACGTTCTCGATCAGTGCTGCTTTGACCGAAGGAGTTGATCGTGCTAACACTCCTATCGATATCGAACCTGATTACGCCACCACCGCTCGTTTTGGTTGGAATGTTTTCAAGACTTCCAACAGCGGTCTCGCTGTGGGTGCAGGAATCAATCACGAAGACGACTTTACGGTTTATGTGGCTGATGCCGCATGGAACTACCGTAAGTTCAACGTTGGAGTTGACTATGCTCACTCGGATCAAGAAGTTGAGCATGCAGTCGTCGGTACTGTCGCTTTCGACATGACCGAAAACTTCCAGCCATTCGCTCGTGCTGAATGGGCTAGCGTTGAATCGGAAGAAGACATGAGCGTGTTCACAGTTGGTGTAAACTACTACGCTGTGAATCGCGCCGTCAAGTGGACCAACCAAGTTGGTTACGCTGTGGAAGATGTCACAGCCACTTGGGACACCACCAACACTGGTTGGGTCTCGGGAACCGAAGAGGGTGAATTTGTGTTCACCTCGCAGTTCCAAGTGTTGTTCTAAAATCTAAAATAAATTTAGATTCACAAGAGGCAGGAGAAATTCTGCCTCTTGTTTTTCATAAATATTGATAGATGTTAATAGCTGGTGTTGATTATTCGATGAGTTGCCCGTGTATAACGGTGGGCGATTCGCACCAACTAGATTTTAAAAAATGCTCGGTTCATTACCTGACCGACACCAAACGATACGAAGGTAAATTCAAAAACATAACTGGATATTTGTTTGAGCGTCCTGAAAACCAAATGGAACGCTTTATTCGCATCAGCGAATGGGCATACGACATCGTGAAAGATTGCGATCAAGTGATGATCGAAGACTATGCCATGGGATCGCGTGGCAAGGTGTTTCACATCGCCGAAAACACAGCGATGCTCAAATACAAATTACACACCAACAGCAAGCGATGGGCAGCGTTGCCTCCCATGTCGCTCAAGAAATTTGCAACCGGAAAAGGCAACGCCGACAAACCAAAGATGTATGAAACTTTTGTGAATGAAACCAAAATCGATCTCAAAAAACTTTTTAATTACAAAGGAGAAAATATAGGCAACCCACTCTCAGATATAGTCGATTCGTACTACTTGGCAAAATATCTTAACAACAATCCGTTGGAGTAACTGTATGTCTAAAAAAGCAAAAAAGGCAAAAGCTCTCGTTGAAGAACTTGGATCACCGCATAAAATTCAAGAAAAACATATGCACCAAGGTCTTTGCCTTGCAGGAAAAAACGAAGGGCAAAAACAAGCAATCAAGACAATCAATACTCATGAAGTGTCGGTGATATATGGCGTTCCTGGTTCGGGTAAGAGTCATATAGCAATGGTTGCGGGCTTGATGGGACTTCTCAACGGCAGTTACGAACGATTGATATTGACGCGCCCATACGTGGAAGCTGGCGAAAAGATGGGATTCTTGCCGGGCGATTTCAATCACAAAATCGCCCCGTTTATGATGCCACTGATGGAAATCAGCATCGATCAGTTGGGTAAAAACATCATAACCGATTTGATCGACAAGGGAAACATTCAAATTCTTCCGCTTGCATACATGCGTGGCGTTACATTCAAAAACGCATTTGTGGTTGCGGATGAAATGCAAAACTCCACAATTCAACAGATGCGAATGATTTTTACGCGCATCGGAGAAAATTCAAAGTTAGTGGTTACGGGCGATACCGAACAATCGGATCTTTACTTTAGAGATCGTGAAACACGAAATGGACTGAGTGATTGTTTGGATCGTTTGAAAGATGTACAAGAGATTGGATTCTTTGAGATGTTGGAAGAACATTGTGTGAGATCGCCAATTGTGGCCAAGATCGACAAGCTTTACAGATCAAAATAAAAAACAAGGGGCTGAAAAGCCCCTTGTTTGTTTACCGATTTCGATTGTTGAATTTTTCGAAATTTGAATAAATTTCTTCGTTTTCACAATCCTGCATTTTTTCAAAACGCTTTAAAGCCTTTTTAACTTGTCGTTTTGATTTATTGTTTTCAATCTCTCGCTGCGATTTGTCTTGAATCGCAGCTTCATTTTTAAAATTCGTATTTTTCATAAATCACTTTAATATGTTTGGAATAGCCTCTTCGATTAGTTTTTTGTTGAGTCCGTACTTTTTGGCGAAAGTTCCATCGATCATCGAGCACAGCAGTTCGGCTTCTTTCGGATGGATGTTTTCAAGAATTTGTATGAGTATTTGATTTTTTCTTGTTTCGTTGGTGATTTTACCACTCAACGCAAATTCTGTTTCTGGGCGAGTCAAAATATAAAATCTTCTGCATTCGTTGAACAGCGTATTGAAGCTCAGTCCCTCGGGAGCTTCATCGATTTTATATTTTGGTGCTTTGTCGGTAAAAAACTTCAGTTGAGGCATGGTGCCGTAACGCAACACTTCGCGCAAAGCTTGAGTGTTGTATTGACGCAATATTTGTATTTTAGTTTGTTTGTCTGCTGCTTTGCTAACATCATCTAAAATCTCATGAATCATCTTTTGCATTTAAAACTCCGATGCATGTTGAATTAAATTTCTCATGCCTTTTGTCATAAAATAATTAACAATTTTATCACGTCCAGCAGTAGGCATAGTTTCGTATTTATTCAACACATCCGCACAAAGTTGCTCGGGTATGTTGTCAAAATCGATAAGAATGCTATTTCTATTTATATTAATCAACATGTTATCATCTTGAGAAATCGACTTGATGTTTCGATTTGTTGTGCCACTGTTTTTCCAAAGCTCCAACCAATTTTCATATTTCTTTTTGCTGATTGGCGATTGGCGACCGGTTTCTTGGATAAAGATATCGTCGGGCGACAGAATATTTGGAACTCCATCCGATGAATCTCCTCGAACCACATGTTCAAACAGATATTCGGCTGGGTCTTCACATTTTACCAGTTTCTTTAGAATTGGGCTGTATTGATCGATGTTTGGATATTTCTGTAATTGCTGAAAATCGCCATCGGAACTAACAATCAAAATCTTTTCTTTATGTGAATTGTTTCTGGCTAAAATTGCAATCACATCATCGGCTTCGCAGTATTCAATCTGCATAACCTTGTATGGAAAGTTTTCGGTGAGTTCTTGCTTGATTTCATTCAGCAAGTTGAACAAACCTGGCCAATCAAAGTCGCTGTTTTTTCGTTCGCGCTTGCGAGCTTCTTTGTATTGCGGAAAAAGATTTTTTCTCCAACTTCTGGGATAATCGTAGCAAATTACCATCTCTCCATATTCTTTATGATATTTGCTGCGAATAGTTCGAAGATTATTGATCACCATATGTCGAATCAAATCGGGATTCAACGATGGTTGA